CAATCGTTGGCCTGTTGGTTCTTAATTCTTGAGTAATAAATGTTTCCTCTTCAAACATAATAGCTTCTGAAACATCCGGTGCAGCAAGAACGAAATTATTTGGTTCAAAAGTTTGATCTTGATTTATTGAGGAAACTGATAAAACGGGCGATCCAGCATTAATATTATTTGCATTTATAGTTTGGCCTTGATTGAAAGTTGAGGACTGCAATTCAGGAGCGCCAGCTTCAATCCCTTCAGGAGATAAAGTCTCCTCTTCAGACATGGAGATTGAAGAAACGGATGGGCCTAACCCAGTAAGCGCCAATGCCCCCATGTTGTGCTGTTGGTTTATTAAAGAGCTTCCAATTACATAGGGCGATCCAGACAAATCAGAAGCCGAAAATGTTTCCTGCTCCTGCATAGTAACAGATGGAACCACTGGGGCTCCTAATGTAATTGCATCTGCAAATAAAATTGCTGATATATTAAAATCAGAAGTCTCTAATGTTGGCGCATTAAGAGTAATGCCTTGAGCCCCAAGGTCATTGTTTTCCACAATAGACGCTTGATCTAAATTTGGCGATCCCAGCAATATATTGTTAGCTGATATTTCATATTTTATAGTGCCATCATCACCGAAAGTATAACTGGCGAATGGGCTTGCACCAAAAGACATATGATCGCTCCTATTAGATCAACGCATATATATCATCTTTTTCCGTCCAAACCAAATAACCATTTTTTTCTAGCTTGGAGTAAATCAAAGTATCATCAACGTGCTTATGCTCAATTTTGATAAAGCGCGGTTTTAAGATAAAAGAATAATCCATGATGATATTAAGCTCATGGCCTTCTGTATCTATTTTTAAAAAATCAACATGATTTACGAAAGACATTACATAAGACAATGTTACGCATGGAACAGTTATTTTTTCATCAAAATCTTTTTGCCTGTCGGGGTGTGAGCTTAACTTATAGCCCATGTGATTGTCGGAAATAACATGGGAACAACCCGATAGCCAATTTCCATCGTCACGGGCAACAGCCATTTCAACAGTGCCGTTTCTGTTTGAAACCGCAAAGTTTTTAACCTCAACATCAAGCCCATTATATTGATCTTTTGTTCTTTCAAAAAGATACGGAACAGGCTCAATGGAAATCCCCTTCCACCCGGCCTTTGCAAGTGGAAGGCAAGTATCAAATCCGGCGGCTCCAATTTCAATGAATGTTTTAACCATTTACATCACCGGGGTATCGGCTGGTCCACATGGTCAAACTGTATTTTACGCCAGATAAAAGCTCTGGAACATAATGCCCATGAGTTACTTCTCCGGGAAACAATATACACTGCCCCTTGGAGACTTTGATATTACTGAAATTTTGTCTTGGGAATATTAACTCAGCGCCCTCATAGTCCTCATTGAGCTTTACGCTACCCGTAACAAGAGAGGCGTCCGTGTGAAGGCCCAATTCCTTTTGAGTTTCCATTGAGTAACGCATGGTGAAGGCATCCCGAAGCCCATGATGCGCCATCGGCTTCCAGTGGGTCTCTGATATTTTTCCCAACTTTTCGACCCATAGCCTTTCATATTCATGCCACAAGCCTAAAGTTCGCAACCTAATTTCTTGGGCAGGGAACTTATCGCCTTCCATCTGTCCCCAGTTGCCGTAACTCTCAGACTTTTGAATTAAAAAATCACACTGACGATCTGTCAAAAAATCAGTAACCAGAATTTCTGGCGCGACTTCTTTGTAATCCAAAGTTAAATAATACGGAGACTGCACAATTTCGGCATCAGGAATGAAACCAAATTTTTCAGCCATTTTTACAAAAAAGGATTTAGCATCCTCTCCGCCATTGCCATGATATATGCAGCCACAGCAACGAGTTTCGTCGTTCCATATTTGACCATTTACAACACGAATTTGAGGCTCGTGATTTTGAAAAATGTATGCCTCAACATCAAGTTTAACCGTAATGTCCCAAGTTTCTTGAAGATATTTTAAATATCGACGCTGACAAAATAGCTGGTCATCCCCATTGCTTTCGCCATCTCCAGCGGAATGAGAGACAAATTTATGAATAGCACTCGCCCCGCCAATATAGAGACCACTGTTCAAATATTTATATTTTGTTCCAGTTTCAGGAAATAAATCAGCATTGCTTTCTTGAGGCCAGCAATTGCTTTCAGCTCCAAATACAATATCAGCATCCATTTGAAGGTATCTTTCAAGAATGACATCTGGGCTATCTGCAAGAAAGGTATCGTAACCATCCATAAATAAAATTACTGCATCATCTGGAACAGTAGAAAGATATTCATTTATCAATTGAATTTTTGGCATCCCCCCAAGGCCAGTCATATCGTTTCGCCAAGGATGGTCCTTGCCAAGATTAACAACTTCGACACCGTATTTGGCCGCAGATTGTTCAAGAGCCCACATTTTTTCCGGCTCAGTCGCCACCGTTACAATTTTAAATTCTATATTTTTGCCATCTAGCATTTCAGTTCCCTCAATGGTTGACGGTCTTTCTGACCGCAGGATTTGATCCACGACAGGCGGATCAAAGAAATAATTGTTTTTGGCTTTTAACTTCAAGGGAACCCACTCATCAACTGGGATAATTCCCTCATCAAAGCCATCAATCAAGAGTTTAGCTGTCTTTGGAGTGATAGCATAAGCGTGACAGTTATACCAATACCCAAGGCTGTTTAATCTATAACCCAGCCAAGCGCTGTCATGGTTATACAAAAGCCTATCAACTTGATCTGGATCAATCTTTGAGAAGATAGCGTCTTCTTCTAATATGATCCCGTTTCTTTTGCTTTCCGCTATCTTTTGCCAGACCCGCAAATGGCTCACAGAGCAACCAAACTCACCCTTCAGCAATGGGCGCTTATGAATTGGGTCTAACCACTCTCTATTGGGCTTACATCCGCTCTTAGCTATAGCCTGCTCCCATGAAAGCCGCCGCGCATCAAACGCATCACCATGCAGGTTAATTTGATATATTATCGCCAACTTGGCCCCTCGAACCAAGCGATCAAAGAGCGGATAACGCCAGAAGTAAACGGAAATTCAGGCATTTTTAAATTCCTTCAAGTTGAAGTTTGTTCCGTGCATACGCCCATCTTGAGCATGGTTAGAATAAACCAAAACCTCTGGATCATCCATTAAAAAGTCGCAATCACGACAATAGCTGGGAAAATTGCCGGACAAATGCCCTGCCCTCAAGTCTTCGTATTTATCTCCGGTGAATATCTTGCTTACTAAACTTTCCTTAACATTTCCCAAATCCGCCTCCTCGTCCCGTCCCAATACTTGACAGCATGGATGCACAGCGCCGTTAGCTCTTATGACTATATCATTAGCAAATGGCCGATTACACGAACTTACAAGGCCGCTCCGTGGCTGTGATGGGCTGTATGCGCCAGACCAATTGTGCATTTTCCAAATCTCGCACAATCCACCGTCTGCGATCTTTAAATATTCCTGCGTTTCGTGTGCAATGTTGTCGTTGTCTAATATCAGGTGATAGCTTGCGACCTCTGTATGTTTTGCAAATTCCCGCATCGCATACATATTTTCGACAACCCAATTAAAAGATTGGCTTTGCATCCATTGCGCATATGTTTCCGCGCTGTATCCAATGATTGAAAACCTGTAAAAATCTAAACCAGCATCAACACAATCACGCATAAATTGACCGCGCATTTTAAGGCCGTTTGAAAAAATATAAACCTTTGCACCAGTTTTCTTTGCGGTCTCAATATACCAAGGAAGATCGGACAGCATTGTTGGCTCTCCAGACCCTTCAAGATTTACAACTTTTGGATTGGTTTGCTTGAGAACATCTTTAAATGTTTCGCGGTCCATATGGCCCAAAAAGCTGGGGGCTCTGCCTGTAGATTGTGGGCACATATTGCATGAATAATTGCACGATCCATTAACCTCTATGACTGCTCTATCAAATGTGTAATCCATTTTTTTTCGTAAACTCCCAGCTATGCAAGTCTAAATCTGAAAAACCCCTTTGATAAAGATCATATCTCATATTTATTTTATCTGCGAAATTTTCCGCATCAAAATCATTTACGCATGATCTCCAATACCAAGTGAGCCATTTTTCTTGGACATCTTTGGGAACTGAAGGAATGGAAAGCGCACTATCATCCAATTTCTCTTTAGAAATAACTGGCACTATGTCAGAAATTTGACACCGCCTCATGGTAAATGTTGGCTTATTTAAAAGAACAGCTTGCAGCGTCATTGCACTATCTGCGCTTAAAAGCATATCACATTGTGAAACCATTGATACTGAATTGTAGTTGCCATATGGAAGCTCAGTATATTCGCTTATCAGGCCCATTTTTCGCGCTATATTCCAAAACTTATCACAATCACCAACCAGCAAATCTCCTTCAGATGGTGCGGGGTGCCTCTTAAATAAAGTGTATATTTTATTATCTGTGGCCCACTTCATTGCAGAAATAGTTTCATAATAATCTTTGGGATATATCATTTGCATTGGAAATAAAGCGTAAGGACGTTTCTTTATCCAAGGTTTTTGCGTTTGCGGATACCTGTCATTTGATCCCTTTATGTAAAGCTCATAGACATCATCTTCTGGAATAGCATTTTTCCAGTCATCTCGCTTGGGAAATCTTATAGAATATAATCCTTTATTAAATTTTATATGTTTAAAGGAACCGAAACCTCCCATAAACTGATAGCTTGCTGAACCCTCAAACTCCGCTGCATTGCCGGATTTAGAAGGCCAATTTTTTGATATTTCCATGCAGCCTTCAACAACGCTCAGGTTGGACATTTTTGCAGAGCTTTTTTCTCTTGGCTTTTTCCAATTAAGAACGGAAATATTTTTCATAATTAGGCATCAGAACCAAAGCCAAAAGAAAATCTGTTTGATGTCGCATAAACTGAATGCCAAAATGGTCTATTTTTGGGCAATTCAAATTGCCTAACTGTCCAGCCATTTTCGTTATCAACTGATATTTGCTGTAACCCATGCTCATCAAGGAATTTAAAAGCGCCGCCGCCTTTGCTGTAATAAATCCTAATTCCCGGCCTGTTGCTGTTTGTGTGCCAAGGCAATTGAGTGCCTTTAAACATCATGCAAGCATTAGTATTTCTTTCATGCCCTAAAATATCCGTGCATTTAGATAGAGTATCGCGGTGCTTTTCATCACTCGCAAAATACATTGCGGCAGAATTAGATTGAGGAATATCGTACTTGGGCACGGGCCTTTCTAAAAAGGCATCCATAGTCAGTATCTTTAATGATTTGGGGGGATTTGGTATTTTAATTTCCTCAATCAATTTATCGAGTTTTTGAATTATTAATTCATTGTGTTCAATGATTTCTATCATAAGGCACCAGCTATTTTTAGCATTTCATTTTTTTCATCATCATCAATAACTCTATCAGACATAAAGATGTCAATTATGTCTTGCGGAATATGACCGGACATGAATTGTATTACCTCCTTAAACTCTTGTGGCCTATCCTCATCCGCAAGAGGCGCATACATTTGAAGATAATCAATGCTCTGACGAATATATCTTTTAGTGCCCATTCTTACTTGATGCTCATGCAGCCCAACCGATCCATCCTCAAACAAAAATAAATCATTAGCCTCATCATCACATCCGTCAGGAAGTATTATCTCTTCCTTAAAAACCTCTATACACTTTGGGATAGCCCTTCTTATCCATTCCTGAGAGGGCTTTTTATCAAAGCGACAAGCCAATGATTTATCTTCTGGGTTAAAATATAGCCAAGGCATTATGGTCTCCATAATTTGATTGAATTATTTTGCTATACTATCATTCAGGCATTGTCGGCCAATTTACATTATTAGGGAAACCCGCTTGCTGTGGAATATCCAAGAGAGCCTGACGATATGTATACCACTCAGCTTGCTTATCGGATGTAAGTTCAGCCCAGCGCAGAGGATTAGACGTTACCTCGTCAACATCTTTGAGAAGATTATCACGTTCAAATCTGGTAGTATTTTCCAATTCCTCTGTAATTCTAGCAGCGTCATCAACCAACGAACCTTCCACAAACAAGGAGGGTGGCTGTGCTAATATATCATTAACTGTGATACTAGCGACCGCACACCCGGTTGGGCAGTTATTGAGGGCGCTACTTTCTTCGATATGATAAGAATACACCGCACGGGTCTCTGTATTATATACGATATATTGCATTAGCTTATCCTCCAAATTGAATAGCTCATTGTTTCGCTACCAAATCCGTCTACATATGTATTTGAACCATTGGTTTTCACAATAAAATTGATTGTGTTGTAGCTTAGAACACCGGCTGAGAATGCGGTGCCGCTCGTTACTGACGCTGAATTCCCATTACCATTTCTTCCGCCTGTGAAAGTCATAGCCCCAGCCGTATTATAAACACGAAAGACTTTTACAGAGGAACGGGTATGGCTACACTGAATAAAAAATGTTCCTGTAGTAGAACCAAAGTTGTAAGCAATTGAGGCATTGGTCGATCCAGAGGCGTGGAGTGTCCATAGACCGAGGCCAGTACCGCTTGCTCCAGTTGCACCCGCCGCACCTGTGGCTCCAGTTGCACCAGTTGCGCCTGTGCCGCCAGTCGCCCCAGTTTGTCCTTTTTGGCCCTTCTGACCTTTTTGACCAGTTCCTCCGGTTGAACCAGTAGAGCCAGTAGCTCCAACCTCACCTTTTTGACCTTTTTGACCAGTTGCGCCTGTGCCTCCGGTGGCTCCAGTTTGCCCTTTTTGACCTTTGGCCCCTGTGCCTCCAGTTCCTCCGGTGGCTCCAATTTCGCCCTTTTGACCCTTGGCCCCTGTGCCGCCTGTGTTTCCGGTATTTCCGGTTTGTCCTTTTTGTCCCTTCTCACCTACGGCACCAGTTCCTCCGGTTGAACCAGTTGCGCCTGTGTTTCCGGTGGCTCCAATCTCGCCTTTTTGACCTTTCGCGCCATTAGTTCCATTAGAGCCAGCTTGTCCTTTTTGACCCTTTGCCCCAGTTGAACCAGTTGCACCCACTTCACCCTTTTGCCCTTTGGCTCCAGTTGCGCCTGTGCCGCCAGTATTTCCGGTTTGTCCTTTCTGGCCTTTTTGACCTTGAGCCCCAGTTGAACCAGTTGCGCCCGTTGCACCCGTGCTTCCGGTAGCTCCGATTTCCCCCTTCTGGCCTTTAGCTCCACCAGCCCCAGTTGAACCTGTCGCGCCAACTTCACCTTTCTGGCCCTTGACACCTTGAATACCTTGAATGCCTTGAATGCCTTGTGAACCAGTCGAACCAGTCGCACCAGTGGCTCCAATCTCTCCTTTTTGGCCTTTAGAGCCAGTGCCCCCGGTTGCACCAACCTCACCCTTTTGGCCTTTTTGACCAGTATCTCCAGTTAAGCCTGTGGCTCCAGTCGAGCCAGTTAAGCCAGTGCTGCCAGTTTGTCCCTTTTGACCCTTAGCACCCTGAATACCTTGTGCGCCAACCTCGCCCTTTTGACCTTTTGAGCCTGTGGCACCAGTGCTTCCGGTTGCCCCGGTGTTGCCAGTAACTCCGATTTCACCTTTCTGACCCTTGGCTCCCTGAATTCCCTGTTCACCAACTTCACCTTTTTGGCCCTTGGCTCCAGTTGAGCCATCTGAACCATCCGCGCCAGTTGCGCCAACCGCACCGATTTCACCTTTTTGACCCTTTGATCCGTTCGATCCAGCACTGCCTGTTGCACCGATCTCGCCCTTTTGTCCTTTGGCCCCCGTGCTACCCGTTGAGCCAGTAACGCCAACCTCGCCCTTCTGACCCTTTGCTCCAGTCGCACCCGTGGCCCCAATCTCGCCTTTCTGACCCTTGGCACCTGTAGCTCCGGTTTGACCCTTTTGACCCTTTGGGCCAGCTAAAGCCGCATTTGTAACTGTAGCTTTACGCCAAGCACTAGCTGTTGCGTCATAAACTGGGATTATGTCGCTGCCTTCAATGGATGTCTCAGTTGTGAAGCCAGTAAGAGCAGAGCCTACATTTGCGCCATCTGTTACATCCGCATTATTTTCTATCGTATCTAGCTTGCTTCCATCTGACGAAACATCGCGGCCATCCACCGTTCCAACATTTGTAATGTTGCGGCTATCATCAATAACCTCAGTTCCATTAATTTTAATCGCCATCTTCGTGTTCCCACTATTAGCTAGAGAGTTTCATCCGTGAAAATATCATTCGCCGCTGCGAGAGTTCCAGTATCATCCAAGACCAGCTTGACCGATCCGCTATGAGAAAACGCCAACTTGCCGTTCCCATCTTCTGTAATAGTCCAATCGCCAAGAGTGATTGTTCCAAATGAGTTTGTTCCGGTTGATGTCACATTACCAGTAACATTACCTGTCAAATTCCCCGTCACGTTTCCGCTGACCGATCCAGTCAAATCGCCCGTTACATCGCCAGTAAGGTCTCCGGTAACATTCCCAGTCACGTTGCCCGTAACATTGCCTGTAACCGCCCCTGTGTGCGTCCCAGAGCTATTGCCAGTCAAATTGCCAGTTACATTTGCAATAACTGTATCTGCCTTCAGCGTTCCATATGAAAACGATGCGTGAGAAACATCAATTGAGCCTTCGGGCTCCGGGCTGTACTCATCGAACAGTGTCCAATAATTAGAGGACACGTCATAGTAAAAGCCAATATGAGTATATCCAACGCCGCTTGTGCCAGTATTTCGATTAGACGCTATCCCAGTATCTACATTAGAGGGTGATGCAGAGCCTACCCATTTATCATTTACAACGTGACCGCTGGTTGCATTGAACTTGACACTAATTCCGTCCTCAAGCGTCTGTTCTGCGCCCGTAATAACAACCAACGTGGCTTCGGTGGTTGCGAAATTGTCTGTGGACCACTTAAAAGTGTCATCGTTGCCATGAGAGCTATCTATTTGAACATAAAAGGACTTATTGCTGGTGGTTCCGGTGTAATGGCCTTTGAATTCCATATCATCCAAGCCAGTGCCAGTGAAGGTTGGGCTGGTAATCGTGTCTCCGGAATTAAAGTAATTGAAGGAACCAGATAGGGCGATGTTGTTGCTGTTTGTAATTGTTTGAGTGCCGTTGACCGTCAAATCGCCATCAATGGTCAAATCAGCATCGAAGTGCGAATTTCCTGAAACTCTGATTGTCTCATAAGCGTGAGACCTGATTTGCACATAGATACACCCAGTTGATGCGTGGCTAATCAAGCAAATGCCAACATCAGTTGGAAAATTTGGATATGTAGGCGCGGCTGTCTGCGTTCCGCCAGAAGCACCCGTGGCCACATGGACTTGATCGCCAACAGTAAGATGGGAAGTGTCTACATCGGCAATGAGGCCGCGAGTGGTGACATAACCGACTGAAGAATTCTCAATATCGTGGGTTGCAATTCCTACGGCCTGAGATTGTTCATATGTGCCATCCGCTCTCGCAAGAGCGATTGTGGGTGTTGAGCCGCTTTCACCAGTCAAATAAACAGGTTTGCCATTTGCAATGGTTGATCCTGTGTCATTATAAACCCGGATATATTCTTCTTGACCAATCTGAAGGGTGATGTCGCTTTCTTCGTTATAGAAACCAAGAGCGCCAAACGTCTTATCGTAGAACAAGCGGCCCTCTGCGTGGCTTGGCTTTGTCGCAACGGTTGTATTTAGATCAAGGTGAGTGCCAAACTCTAAGCCCGTAACATATCCATTATCATCCATCATATTGGTTTTTGATGCTGGCTGAGAGCAGAATATTAACTTTGTCCCACTGGACCAGCTAACCGCAGCATCACTATTTGAGGAAGATAGGATGCTATCTCTGGATAAAGTAGTCCCAGAGCTTGTATATGTGCCGACACCGACTTCCCAATCTGTTCCATCGGTGGCGGCATAATATGTGGTGTTTCCATCGCCAATGGCCGCGAATGTTTGAAAGCCATCTTCGGCTCCAGATAAAGTATATGATCCAGAACCAGTGGTGGTGGAACTTTCTTTAACGCGATCTTTTAAAACAAACGCCATTGGCGGAAACTCCTAGTCATATTTACGCAGGGTCAGGGATACCAATGTCAAATGAAGCCAAGGTAAATGTGTTCCCGTTGGTAACTGACTGAGAGGCTGTGAGAGCCGCTGTGGCAAGCAAACGTGAGTTTGCTGTATCAACAATCGCATAATGAGTTGCTGTGCCTGTGCCAGTGATAGAGCCATCTGAAATGGCTGCTACGGTAACTTTCCGACCACCGCCTGTCCGATCCGCTGGTGCAGAAATCGAAAGCGATGTCGAGTTACCAAGCGCATAAGTTGCGTTTGCCTCTGTGTAAGTTGTAGCCTCCTGAGAGGTAACAAGAATTTTGTTCGCCTCTGTGTCAAGAACTGTAAGGCCGTTATCAAAGACCCGATCTCCAAGTGTTGCCATAACGGCCTCCTGTTAAGTTTGCATATGCTCTCTTACTTTACATCATATTTCATTATTATGCTAGACATCACGAAACTCTCCAAACTGCCCTGACCTTCCGAGAAATAACAGTTTGATCGCCAAAACTGTAAGTAAATGAAGCGCCTTCATATCTAATTAAATTGTAATCGTTTGTTTTTGAAGCTAATAGATTTATAATAGATGAGAGCCCACCGTCAAAACCGCCGCCACCTCCTTCGGAATAAGGCCCAGTTATTATTGTGCCCGTCACAATATCATCGACACTGTATTGTGTGGTTCCGCCCAAAATGGAAGTATATGAAGCCGCACCCTGACCGCCAGTTCCGCCTTGGTAAGTGCCACCAGTCGATACTCCGCCAGCTCCAAAAGTTTCCACAACAAAATATGTATCAACAGTTTCAGCAGATAAATCAATTGTTTGAGTTACAACCTGTCCAGCGCTACCCCCGCCACCAGCGAGACCACCGCTATCAAACCAGCCACTATCATCTCCGCCAGCGCCGCCGCCACCAGCGCCCCAGCTACTTCCCGCATTAGAACCATCGTTATTCGCAGACCCCCCAGCGCCGCCGTTTCCAAAATCAGTTGCTTGACCAGCACCGCCTGTTAAATAGCCGTGGCCGTTGGCGTTTAGTCCACCCTGACCTCCAGATGCAGTAATGGTTGCTAATATAGTGCCAGTTGTTGATCCACGGCGAAGCCTGACAGTTGTTGTTCCTCCAGAATTATTCCGTCCACTTGAACCGCCATCATCTAAACCGAAGCCACCAGCGCCGCCGCCGCCGTAGACTGTGACCGTTACCTCATCATTTAGCCCAATATTGTCCCAGTTATTAAGATCATTTGGCGTAACTGAATTTGTGCCGCCGCTTGTTGATCCGCCAGTCAAAAATAATGGATTAAAAACCTTTAATTGCTGATTATTTTTAGCAATAAATCCACTAATTCTATTGGTTCCTGCGTCATTAAAAGTAGATGTTACTGAATTTTCATACCCTAAAGAGCCACCACCTAAATCAGTTCTCGCAAGGAAAAATCCATTTTCTGCATAAGAAGATTGGCTGGTGCGACCACCCAGAAAACCCGCTCCTCCGGCCTCAAGCCGCAAAGTGTCCTCAATAGTAAGATTTTCAATAGTCACTAAGGAAGCGTCAAGGGTTCCAGCCCTAATCATATCAGCGGTAATGGTGCCATCGACTAAAAGATTTCCGTCAATAACCTGAGTTTGATGGTTCCAATTGGTGCCATCATAAATCCAAACTCTTTGCTCAAGCGTTGTTTCATCAGTAAACCAAGCCTGATCGTATTCCACTGGTGTGCTGACATCTGCTGTAAATAGGGTATTGATAGCGCTGCTAGTTGCTGTAATTGCTGGCATATTTGCAGATGTCAGATTGATTATCCATTGCCCAGCACCACGATCACCTGTGCCTCCAGCAATGCCAATAACAACAGGAGTAGACCATTCATTTGCTGCAATGGTATCTGTGGAGCCGTTCCCATATGCAACGGCAGTAATTGACCAAAGATATTCACCAGATGTCAAAGTTGGAGCGCCCTGTGTCCAACCATTGTCAGTTGCCGTTAAAGAGCCGCTGGAAAAAGTGTATGTTTCAA